AAGTACACCCAATACTTACAGATAAGACATTAAAGAATATATGTTTTGTACTATCAACTATCACAGATACAGAACACGGACATTTCGACGCTGATGCTATATACGAAATAGACGATAAGGGTATTACAGTTTTACAGAGAATGGTTAATGACCATTTCATCAGAGAACATAGAGAAAGCACCAACTACTCAATAACACATTTTGCCAATGCTGAATATCTTGGCAAGCTGGCAAATAGATTTATAGAAATGTAAAGGAACAATATTTATGAAATTGATATTAGGCATAGTGTTACTGATATGGGTTTATTACAACATCAAATACATTGAAAGAGAAGATA